GCTAATCGACATATCGCATAATCTTGGTGTGCGCATAAGCGCCCCTCATGACATCGATATGGCTTGGATCGTCAATGACGGTCCACGCTTAGACAAAGAGTTGCTTGGTTTCCTCGAACACCAGGGCAAGTGCCCAGAATTCCCCTCGTGGATGTTTCCACTGTGGCGTGAATTCTACAATGCTACTACGTTTGGCCTAGTCGGCCCAACGCCGTATCAATGTTCGGTGCTTAGAGCTATCAGGCAGATCCTTGTTTTCGGTTACAAAGCCGAATATGAACCAACCAAATCACAACAAAGCGAAGCGCAGGCTTCGTTCGTTGAAACGGATACGAGTTTGGACACCTTTAATGATTACTTTAGTAGTCATCGAGGAAGTCCTTTCTTCTCCGGAGCTAAGAAGTTTATTTCGCGAGTTATTGCGAAGTGTGACTTCAGATCGATAGGACCTTTTCATGGGCCAGGCTCGGTTTACCCGAGTTTTGCCCCCTCTGAGAAGAGTTCCTTCGATACTATCTATGACCCCATCGACGAGCTGTATCCCTACTTCGACTTCTTTGAAATGACTACAAGTCAAATCATGGAAGGCGCGGCTAGGTCAGCTAGGTTGAAATCGCAACAAAATATCGTTGCGAAGTTAACCTGCGTCCCGAAAGATTCACGTGGCCCACGCCTAATCAGCGTGCACCCCCGTGAGGCGATCTGGATTCAACAGGGTCTGCGAACAGTCTTAGAGGATGCTATATGTCGACACCCTCTGACTCGCGAATCAATTCGATTCGCGGATCAGAAAGTTAATCAACGTATGGCATTGCAGTCTTCCGTTAATCGTCGCTTTGCGACGATTGACTTGAAGGATGCTAGTGACCGCATATCATTGGAGCTTTTCCGGTACCTCTTCGGTTCCGCGAGTCGCTTCTTTGAGTGCTGTCGTGCTTCTCATGTCTGTTTGTTCGATGGTAGCTTACATCCGCTTAGAAAATATGCTCCTATGGGAAATGCAACTGCATTTCCTATTGAGAGTATTATTTTCTGGGCGTTGGTTCGTTCAGGCATCGAGTGTCATTATGGAGTAATCTGTGATGACATCGATGTCTTCGGTGATGATATCATCGTGCCGTCTAAATACTATCATGGAGTTATGCAGGCCCTTATCAGGTCCGGTCTCGTACCGAATCCTGGTAAGTGTTTTCATAAGGGGCTCTTTCGAGAGTCCTGTGGTGTCGATGCCTTCAATGGCTTCGATATTACTCCTATACGTATCAAAACGCACAATGTTACCTCACAACTCGACCTCGTATCCCTATGCGCCTTAGGAAAGAACCTAAGGGTAGCAGGGTACGAAGAAACCGCGTGTCAATGCTATTCGATTGTCCGAAAACACCAGAAAGTGTTGCCATTAAGCAACAACCTCCTGGCGTCTGGGATCGTTGAATACGTTGACTGGTCCTGGGAACGGATTGCAAGGAACGAACCCACCTTTAAGTGGGATCGCAACAAGCATATATACGTTACCAGGCACCTCCAGGTGAAGGCTATCATTGATAGCCCTTCTCAGCATGATTGGTATCATGTGCTGGATTCGCTGAATCGCATCCGTAAGGGTGAGATTAGCGAGCGTGGCCTCGAGTATACGATACCGTATCGTACTCGGTGCAACTACGGTT